TAGGTTTAGAGATATATCGTTGTATGCTAGTATTTGGTCAAACGCCTCTATTAGTAAGTTCTGGAAAGGCTTAATAACTAAATTCATCATAAGCTTTGTAGCTGTTTCCAATTCCTCTGCGTTGTTTCCAAGCCCTGTATTGTCTTTAATACCCAAAAGCATAGGACTAACCACCCTGTGCGCTACAAGTATCTTACGGCTGCTCTCATCGCTTAAAAACTGATATTGGTTGTGTGCATCACTTAATTGTACAGGGTCTATTGTAGCTGCTGTTTCAGGGCTGTCGTTAAATGATAGTATAAACTTACCTGCATTGCTACTACCTGAAAACTTATCATAGATACGTCTTTCAATCATCTCCCTTTCTTCAGCCGATGGAGTACCTGAATTAAAATTAATAAGCATTGACGGACTAAGACCTGATTGTATGTTGTTTATATGAAAGTTAGATATTTCTTCTTCTAAGTCTGCATATTGTAAACCACCTTGATAGTCAGGGGTAGCATAGTACTTATATCCCGCTCTGTAAGGCTTAACGTACACAATTTCGATAGCTTCATTACTCATACCAAAAGCAGGTATGCGCTTAACTTGGTTAATACGGTTGTATTTAGCCCAATCATTAGAGTAGTAATATGCCTCTATTTCTCCTTTGTCGTTGCACTTTTCAGCAGCCAATTGTTCAACAGGTATATGCTCAACCCTTGCTATCTTTTTTCTGTCTTTACTGTAAATTACTTGCATACTACATTGACCAAACAATTTAAGGTCTGCACATAGTTTGCGTAAACAGTCTTTGTGTAGTAGTGTAATAGCTTGTGCGTAAGCATCAGGTTTTCTATTGCTATCAGTAGCATCTAAACCTTTGCCATATATCATCTCACTAATACCATTGATAACAGCATTGTTTGTAGGGCTACCATTATAACGGTCTATTAGGTATTGAAAGTAAGAGTTTTTATCTCCGTATGTTACAAATGCCTTGCCCTTTTTTTCTTCAATAGTAGGGCTAACATAATTAGATAAACTTAATGCGTGTATCATAGTACTATATAATCGTTATTGTGTGTATCGTTTGTATCGTAAACGTCTTTATTTACATTATACCTGCTTTGTGTTACAGGTGTTTGCGCTGTACAAAATAATTTATCTCTATATACTATTGTGCTACCATTTAAAACCTCTAGTGTGTAATAGTGTCCTTCTCTAAATGGCGCATTGCTGCTGCCAAATGTCATAGTAGCTGTTAAGAAGTTTTCGTTGCTATCAACAACAGTAGAAGCTGTAATTGTTTCTGATTTATTGGTTTGTTCATCAGTAACAGTATATGTAAGTGTTTGAGTAACATACTCCGCTCTTGGTATGTACTTAAATGTTTGTGTTTGCGATACTGATACAATCTTCATATAAGTATAACGTACAAATGCTAATATTTACTATATGGTAAAAAAAAAGGGAGGCTTTTACACCCCCCTCTATCATAATCAAAAAAAACTTATACTCTATACAAATATATTAAGCAGGAGTAATAGGTGTAGTAGCACTTTCGTCAGGTGCTGTTGCAAAGAATGGTGGATTAACCTCACTAGCTACTGCTGTAAGTGTAAAGCCTTGTAAATCCCCTGCTGCTGCTCCTGTTACAATTGTACCGCCTGTAACCTCTGCACCGTTGTCTTTTCCTACTAGTAAGTACTTTGTAGTACCTGTACCATCAGGATATAATTCAACAACATAGTGCGCTCTACCTCTGTTTAAGAGTTTTATTTCTTCTTGTGTCGCAACATCTAGGTTTTGAAAAGTAATATTTAGAGTACTTTCATAAAAAGTAGTTCCGTTTTCTCTGCTTGATGTTACGCTTGTTTCTAAAGATGTTTGACCACCTTTTACCTCAAACTTGAAAAATTCAGCACTTCCATCTGAAGGTAATGTTACTGTTCCCGATGAAGGGCTTAACGCTGCTATCGCTGCGCTATAATCAAGTATATATATATTTTTGATACCTGCATAAGCTGACTTACAGCCTATACCTCTACCTTTTGTTATTGCACAACTCATATTTATTTATTTATTAAAAAAGGGTAGGTAGGATATTCCTAGCCCACCCCTTTTATGTTGGTTAAAATTATGAGTAAAGAACGATATCGCCTCTTACTCCGTATTGTACACCTGCTGTGTAACGCATAACAACTCTAACGTTCTGTGAACCGTCAAGGTCAGCCATATCAATAACTTTAACTTCGTTACGGTCATCTAATAGACCTGTACCAAAGAATAGGTTTGATTTTTGAGCAGCAACCGCTGTGTTGTCAGCAAGTCCTTTAGCAACAACTAGATTGATGCCTTCAAAAGTAAGCTGTCCTCCGTTGTACCATTGTGAACCTTTGTTGTCAGTACCTGCTCCTCCAATAGTAGCAACAAATCCGCCTAAAGAACGTACATACGCTCTAGCAATATTTGAAGATATATATAGGTTTAAGTCCTCTTTTCCGTAAACTGTTGTAGGAATAGCATCTACAATACCACCTAATTGTGCAACTACATTTGTGCTATCAACAGCAACAGCAGTTACATCAGCACCACCATCAGCAGTTAATAGAGTATCGAAACCATCGAAAGAACCTTCTCCTGTGCTACCTTGCCAAATAGAAGTTTCAGTTGCGTTGGCAACTTCCGCAGCTACCTGTGCGATAACAAAGTCAGAGAATAGTGGAGGTAGTTCATCAAAAGCACTAAAGCCCATTTGAGCAGCTTCCCAATCTGCGTGCAATTCTTTCTTACAAATCTGTAAGTTTACTTGCAACTCTGTTGGAGTAAGTACTTTTTCGGTTAGTGTCATTGTTGAAGTAGAACTATCGAAATCACAGTCAGCAGAGCGGACAAGACTTCCAAAAGAACCTACTTTCATAGCAGCTTTATACTTTACGTTAGGTAAAATAGTAACAGTTCCGCTATCTAGTGTATCAGCAGACAAAAGAGCAGCAGCAAGATATTTTCCCGCAAACTCTCCTGCATAACTTGAACTTGTAATAGTTGGGTTTGGCATTTTATTTATTTTTAATTGTTAATTTTAGACATTACTTTATCGAGTGTTGTTTGCTTTCTGTTTTGTGCAAACTTTACACCAATATTGTTATTTTTTTGTTCTGGATTATGAGCGATAGGCTCGGCAGCAGGTTCAGACAATTCCTCTTTTACTTCTTTAGGTAATTCCTCTGATAATTCTACTTCATCCTCGCTCATTTCTTCTTTCTTCATATCTTCAATCATAGCTTTGATTTCTGATACTGCTTCTGCTAGTTCTTCTTTAGTAACATAGCCCATTTCTTCTTCTTCAGCTTCTACCTCATCTTCGGCAGGTGCTTCTTCTAGGTCTTTGATTTCAGCAATAATGCCTTCTTCTGCTACTACTAGCATCTTACCATCTTCCATAGTATAATCGCCAACAGGCAATGCTACTTTGTCATCTTCGGTAATTATAAATATTTCGTTCCCTGCTTCAAACGCCTCTGCTTCTAATACAGTACCGTTCTCTAGCTTTGCAGTTGCTAGTTCAACCTTCTCTTGGATGTTATCTACTATGTCAGTAGTATCTTCGCCTAGATAGGTTTTAATCTTGTTTAACATTTCGGTTGCTTTCATATAACTATAACTATTTATTTAACTTATTTTACATTTTTAAATTTTACCAATGCCTTGATTGATTAGTTTACCTTTACAGCATTTTGTACTGTAAGTATCTTTGTCAGCACATAAACATCCACGTTTACTGCTTTTAGGACTTGTGTGTGATGGTGTTAAAAATCTTTTCATCCTTGCCCTCTGTTTTTTTTCTTATATAGTTTACTGCCTTTTATACTTGACATTTTAGTTTTAGCGTGTACACCCTTTCTTTTTACTTTAGGTTTTACTATATGTGCTACTTCTATTCTTTTAGCCATTACAGTTGGTCTAATTCTTTAAGTTTGCTTTCAGCCCATCTCTTAGCAGCCTTACCACCCCATAATAAGAATGAAATAGTACCGCAAGCTTTAGTATCTCCTTCATCGTAATACTCCTCTGCTCTTGACAAGTAGGAGTACATACGTTTAATAGTGTTTTCGCTAATAGGTTTACCTTGTGCTAATTGTTGCGCTCTTATCTTGCCTACATCAGTTGCACATTTATTGTTTACTTCTTTGTTTAGGTCTATGCCTCTTTGAGCGTTATTCTTAACAGCATCTGGATAGTCAGAGTAGCTTTCAAGTTCTTCTTTTTTGCCACCCTTATACCTTTTGTCGTCTTTTACAATTCTACGGATATAAGATAACATCTCCTCCGCTTCTTCTTCTTCAAAGTCGTTTATAGGTTCGTTAGGTCTTTCCATCTTGTCAATGAAATAGCCTTCTATTGAGAAACCTTTTACTTTGCCTGTTTTAACATAGTCATTCCAAACTTCATCGTTGTTTACTTTAACTACACCCATCCAAGTACCCACAGGAACGTTTAAACCATACTTTCTAGACTTGTCGTGTGTTTCATCTTCTACTAACCAACTCTCTACTAGCGTAAGCCCATTTAGGCTGTGTTGGTGTTCTAATGTGCTGTTGTTCTGATTGCCTTTCATAAGGTACATTTCAGCAGCCTTACGGATAGTATCTTTAGAGAAGTAAATATAATAC